CAAGAGCAAATCAGTCTGGTCCATTTACACAAGTATGGAACTTAGATACAGATCTTATGTATGAGCCTGTTAATAATCCAGAGATTGGACAGCCAGTAACTAGACTATTAGCAATTCAGACATATGTATTTCCTTACTTCTTTCCTCAGACAGTTAAAATAACTGGAGTTTGGGGATGGAAAGAAATACCTTACGAAGTACAATTAGCCTGTAAGATTCAGGCATCAAGATTATTTGTTAGAAAGCAATCTCCATTTGGTATTGCAGGATCTGTAGAACTAGGAACAGTTCGTTTGAACTCTCGTCTAGATCCAGATGTTGAGATGCTTCTAAAGACATATCGCAGAAATTTTGGATTGGCATTCTAATGTCTATTTCCAATATCAATGGTGTAAGAGATGCGTTAAAAGAAAATCTACAGACAATAACAAACCTGAGAGTTTATGATTTAATTCCAGATGTTATTGTTCCACCATGTGCCGTAGTTGGCCAATTAGATTTCACATTTGACATTGACAACCAAAGAGGTCTGGATCAGGCTTCTGTTGATGTATTTGTGATTGTTCAAAGAATATCAGAAAGAAGTGGGCAAGACAAACTTGATAATTTCTTAGCAGGTAGTGGAACAGGTTCCATTAAAACTGCTTTAGAATCAGATAGAACATTAGGTGGCCTTGTTAATACGCTCAGAGTTATTAGTGCAGACAGTGGTACTTATACTTCTGGTGAGCAATCTTTCATATCATATCGCTATAACCTCACAATCTGGGGCTAAGGAGAAACAATGGAATATACAGTAACTTCAGACCGTAAGGTCTGCGGAAAGCGTCCAGGTGAAACTATCGTTGAATCTGATATAATTAGTGCAGGTGGTAATGTTAAATTACTCCTTTCATTGGGAAAGATTCAACCAAAAGAAGCACCAAAGACAAAAGTAACACAAGCACCACAAGAAAAAGAAGTACCACAAGTGCAGAAGGAAGAACCTGAAGCATTTGTTTTTAAATCAGACTATGAAGGAGATAAATAACAATGGCAAGAATCGTATTAACAGATGTTCAGTGTGTTTTCGGAACAAGCGACGACCTATCTGATCACATTACCTCAATTACTCTCAATAGCACATACGATGTGCTTGAGACAACAAACTTCGCAGCAGGCGCAGTTGGTGGCTACGGAGCAGCATCAAAAGAAAGAATCGCAGGACTTGCTGATAACTCAGTAAGTTTTGAATTCCACCAGGACTTCGCTGCTGGTGAGGTAGATTCAGTTCTATCAGCAGCACTTGGTTCAACCTTGGCTGTTAAAGTAAGACCAACAACTGGAGCAATCTCTGCTACAAATCCAGAATATCAGTTTAATATTTTGGTTTCAGAGTATCCAGCCCTTGCAGGTGCCGTAGGCGAGTTAGCCACAGTATCCGTGACATTTCCAATCACAGGTGCAATTGTTAAGGATACAACTCCTTAATCATGGCTAAAATAGTTTTAACTAATGCTAGTGTAGTATTTTTAGACGGTGGTGGAAGCCCATATGATTTTAGCGATCTAATTTCCAGCGTAAGTCTTTCAACTACTCATGATGTTCTTGATGTTACTCCAGTAACTAATGGTGGAGTAATATATAAAGAAGTCATAGCAGGTGTTGGAACTAACTCAGTAACTTTTGATTTCTACCAGGATTTTGCAAATGAGTCTCTTGAGGAATTCTTTAACGGAAAGCCTCCATACACTCTTATGCCTATTCGTGTAGGAACAAAAGTTAACTGCAGAGTAAGACCAAATAATGCGGCAATCTCTGCATCAAATCCAGAATACCAGTTTCAAGTTTTAGTAACGGACTGGGCTTCGTTAAACGCTCAAGTTGGAGCCCTGAGTACTATGCAAGTTTCATGGCCTATTTCTGGTGCAATTACTAAAGATATAACTGCTTAAAACAAAACAACAACCTAATTGAAAAGGGGAAAAAGATGGACGGATTAAAAATAAAGGTAAAGACTAGTGATGGAGATGAAGGCGTATACGCTCTTCGCCCAAAGACACTTGTTGCTTTTGAACAAAAGTTTAACAAGGGCTTTGCTAAATTGCTAACTGAAGATCAAAAACTAGAGCATATCTACTTTTTGGCTTGGGGAGCGATGAGAGATGCTGGTAAAGTTGTAAAGCCTTTTGGAGAAGCCTTCTTAGATACACTTGACAGTGTAGAATTAGAGACTGACCCAAATTCAGAATCCACAGAAACAGCCTAACCTATACGGTAGCAATGATTTCTGTGGAGACTGGCATATCTCCTAACGAACTGCTTGAAGCACCAGACGGTATACTTGAAGCAATAGTTATTTACATAAAAGAAAAGAATAAGGACGCAGGTGGCTAATGAGTAAAGATGCGATAGTGTTAACAGGGGTTAAGCAGACACTAAAAGCATTGGAAGCATTTGACAAGGCTGCAGTAAAAGAGTTTAATAGAGTAATTACTAAAGAACTCAATTCTGCTAAAAAAGAAGCACAAGCCTCAGTTGATGCTACTCCTCCATTAAGTGGATGGAGAACTCAGCCACCTGCAAAGCCTCGCTCTCGTGGTGGTGCTGGATGGCCTGCTTGGGATCAAAGTGTTATTAAGTCAGGCATCACAGCGTCAAAGGCTGAGGGCAGAGCAAGAAAAGACTACACAACTTCTGCGGGATCATTAAAAAATAGATCAGCAGCAGGTGTAATATACGAATTAGCAGGAAGAGTAAATAGGTCTGGTATTTTTATCAGAAACCTAGACAAAGAAACATTTAAACCATCACGATTAATCTGGAAAGTTGTGGATAAGCGTAGAGATGGCATTGAAAGAAACATCTTTGATGCATTTGAAGTTGTTAAAGATAAACTACAAAGAAATTTGAATAGGAGCGTAAACTAGCATGGCAACAGCAGCAGTAGTAGCACGAATCCTGACTCAATATTCTGATGTAGGTTCTAAGGCAGCACAAAAAGACATAGCAAGATTAGAAAAGAAAATTAGTGCTTTTGGAAAGAAAGCAGTTAAGTCTTTTGCTCTTGCAGGAGTAGCCACTGCAGCATTTGCTACAAAGGTTGGAATAGATGCCGTAAAGGGTGCTGCAGCAGATGAAAAGGCTTTAGCAGCATTAGATATTGCATTAAGAAATAACACTAATGCTACAGATGCTGCAATTCGTGCAAATTCTGACTATTTAGATGGTCTTGAACTACAAGTTGCAATTGATAACGAAAAGTTAATTCCTGCTCTTCAGCAGTTAGCCACAGCAACTGGAGATTTAGGTCAAGCACAGGCATTGCTATCTCTTGCAACAGATGTTTCTGCAGCAAGCGGAAAAGATTTATCTGTAGTCTCAGCAGCACTTGCCAAGGCCGTAAATGGAAACTTTACTGCACTTACAAAATTAGGATTACCTCTTGATGCAAATGCAGTTAAGGCAAAAGATCTTGGTAAGTTATTAACTCAGTTAGCAGCAATAAGCAAGGGACAGGCTGCTGCGTCAGCAAATACACTTTCTGGTAGACTAGAAATATTAAGATTAAGATTTAATCAGATTGCAGATAAACTAGGCATTGCAATTATGCCTGCACTTGAAATGCTTGCTGGATATATTGAAAGTAAAGTTGTACCTATGCTTGATCTTTGGATTGCAAAGCAAGAGATTGGTCTTAATGCTGCTCTTCAAAAAAGCGTAGGAAAGATTGTAGAAGTTGTAGAAGCGTTCCAAGATATTTATGCAGTTCTTCAAGGAATAAATAGACTCCTTCCATTTGGTATTGGTGGATGGCTTAAGTTGGCAGTTGCTATCTCAGGGTTTTCCACAGCAATAAGTGGACTTGCAATTGCCTCAAAAGCATTAAAAAATACAAAATTAATGTACAACGCAACAAGAGGCAGTGAGCAAACAGTAAAAGCACTCAAGGCAGAAATGGGTGGCCTACGAGGTGCTGCTGGTCGTGTTGGTGTGGTATTTGGAAAACTTGGTAATTGGGCTTCTAAGTCAACTGGAAAAATTGGTAGATTAGTAAATGTATTCTTTAAACTAGGAAAGTTTTTCTTAGGAATGAACCCTTGGGTAAGAGGAATTCTTATCCTTGGAGCAGCATTTGCATGGGCAGCAAAGCAATTTGATTTCTTTGGCAAAAAGCAAGAAAAAGTTCTTCTAAGTGATCAACAAAACTTAAACAATAAGAAGATGATTGAAGCAGCAATGGGCTATGAAACCATGGATCAGGCTCTTCAGAAATATCAAAAAACTCAAGAAAAGAAAATAACTAAAACTAAAGAAGAACTTGCACAAGAAAAACTTCTTAGAGATATGACGGCAAAAACTCTAAAAGACCAAAAAGCAGCAGATGCTGCTGCAAAGTTACTATTAAAAACTCAAACTGCTTTAGCAAGGTTTAAAAACTCTCAGGGTGCTGGACTAACCACAAAAGAAGAAGATATTGCTCAACTAAATGCTGCAATTCTTTTGCAAAAGAGACAAGAGAATGCTAAAAAAGCAGACATGGATAGACTTGAACTGCTTAAGACAATGTTTAAGACACAGGATGATTTGGCTAAACTTGAGTTAGTAAGATCAGACATATTGGCAGAATATAACAAAAACTTAAAATATCAAAATGACTTAATGATTAAGTACCAAGATGATTCTAAGATAACTGCAGACGAAATTCAAAACCTTGCTGACAAATGGGGAATCAGTGCAGAAGAAGTAGCAAAATACTCAACAGTATTTCTTGCCCTTGTTGATGAAAAAATAGATTCATCAGATATCCAAAGTGTTGCTACTGCCTTTAACATAGGAACTGCTGAAGCAAAGAAGTATCTTGAGGCTGTTCTTGCTATAAAGGGTGGAACTCTAGATACTAAAGACTTACAAAGACTTGCTGACCTTTGGAAACTTACTGTTCCAGAAGCCTTGCAATATATTCAGTATGTTGCACAAATTAATAACCCAACTGCAAAACTTAGTGATGCTGGCGTAGAGTCAATCAAAAAAACTTGGGGACTGACTAATGCTCAACTATCAGAATACATAAAGCAAATTGGTCTACCATTTAATTATCATGGTTCTTTGCTTACAGGTATTGAGTCTTTAATTGCTAAACTTAAAGAAGCATTAGAGTTAATTAAAAAACTTCAAAGTGGTACAACAACTGCTTCATCAGCAGCAGCAGCATCATCTTCATCATCGTCAAGTGCAGCAGCATCTACTGCATCATCATCAGCAGCAAACGCTGCAGCAGCAGCATCTAAAGCAGCAGCAGACGCTTACGCAGCAGCCAAGGCAAAGGGTGACATGGACGCAGCAGCCAAGGCTGCAGCAGGAGTTACTCCAAGTGCATTAGCAGCAGGTGAATCTGGAGCAATTGGTGCAGCATCTATAGCAGCCCAACTAAGAGCAGCAGAGGCAGCAAGGGCAGCAGCAGATGCAGCAGCAAGACAGGCTTCATCATTAGCAGCATTTAAGGCTAAAGAAGCAGCAGATTTAGCAGCATCTCAAGCAGCATCAGCACAACTAGATGTAGACGAAAGATCTAAATTTAGAGCAATGCAAGATGCATTTAAGAATTCAGCCTATGACACACCAACTGGAAAGTTTAACTCTGCAACAATGGACGCTGCACAAGGTGGATTTAAAGGTCTTCAAGGTAGTGGTGGAAACACAAATGTGTATCTAACAGTTAATGGATCTGTATCAACTGAGCAAGACTTAGTTTCAGCAGTTAGAAATGGACTGCTTGCTACCCAGACTAATGGTAACAATATAACATTGCAGGCAGTGTAATGGCAGCACCAGTAATAGGAGTAGAAATTGACTTCTCAAATGGAGCATCATTTGGCTATCCATTTTTATTAGATGATCCAGCCTATGGAATTCTTGGAACTAATATTTTAGCAGATCAAGCATCAGATATTGTTAATGTTACTAATCAAGTCATGTCAGTCTCTACTCGTAGAGGCCGTAACCGTATCCTTTCTAACTTTGAGGCTGGAACTGCAACGGTAGTGTTAAATGATCCTAACTCAAACTTTAATCCTCAAAATGCTGCGGGACCGTATTATGGTAAATTACTACCACTAAGAAAGATAAGAATCTATGCAGATACAGTCTTAGGAGGAACAACATATAGAATTGCTCTGTTTTCTGGATATATTAATTCATTTGACACTTCTTTCTATGAAGGAACAAATGCTACATCTACAGTTACATTACAGTGTACTGATGGATTCCGTCTTTTAAATAATGTGGCTACTGGTATTCCTCCAGTTCCTGGATGTACAGCAGGACAATTATCTGGTGCAAGAGTAAATGCACTGCTTGATTTTGCAGGATTTCCAAATTCTTTAAGAAGTATAGATGTTGGTGACTCTACAATGCAAGCAGATCCTGGTGGAAGTAGAGGAATTCTACAGGCAATTCAGACAGTTGAGCAATCTGAGTTTGGTGCTTTCTTCATGACAAGAGCAGGAGAGGCTAGATTTTTAGATCGTACAGATGTTTCAGAACTGGCTGATGCTAGCATAAGAAACTATACAGATGTTCCTCCAGGCCCAACAGATTTAACATATACAGGTATTGACTTTGCATTTGATGATCAACTAATTCTTAATGATGTTACAGTAACAAGAGTTGGTGGCACTCCTCAAACTGCCACAGATGCAGCAAGTATTGCTACTTACTTTACTAAGTCTGGACAAAGAAGCGATATCCTTGTTGAAACAGATGCTGAATCATTGGATCAGGCAAATACACTTCTTGCTGCTCGTAAAAATTCACAAATAAGAATTGACTCTATGAGTTTAAACTTATTATCAGGAACTGAGTTTGAACAAATTGTAAATCTTGGTATGGATATTTATACACTTATAAATATTACAAAAACTTTTGCTGGTGGCTCTACAATTACTCGTGAATTGTTCGTACAAGGAGTTCAGCACGATGTAAGGCCAGGGGTCTGGAATACAAAACTTCTCACAGCAGAACCAATTATCCAGGCTTTTATCCTTGATTCAACAAATCAAGGTATACTAGGAAATACCGTTCCACAAAATAACAATGCATTATCATACTAAAGGAGAAAAAAGATGCCAATAGGTAGTCCAAACGCAGGATATCGTCTATATACAACAGGCGATGTTCTAACTGCAGCACAGGTTCAATTTAACCTGCAGAATCAATCAATCATGTACTTTGCTAACGCTGCTGCAAGAGACGCTGCCTTAACAGTAGGTGTTGTGCAAGAAGGAATGTTCGCATACCTTGCTGATACTAACGCTACCGTTTTTTATAACGGAACGGCCTGGGAAGGCATTGGAGACATGTCCAATGGTACTTTAACATCACCAAAAGAAACAGTTGAAATTGTTGCTGCTGGATCAACAGGCACTATCAATGTTGATACTTTAACAGCATCTGTGGAATATTATACTGGTGCTGCTACAGCCAACTGGACATTAAATGTTCGTGGATCTGGTGCAGCAACCCTTAACTCAACCATGGCAATTGGAGAACAAATCTCTATTGTGTATCTTAATACAAATACTGCTACTGCATATATTCCATCAGGATTTACTATTGATTCAGTATCAGTAACTCCTAAGTGGTTAGGTGGAGTTGCACCTGCTACAGGAACTGTTAACGGAGTAGATGCGTATGTCTATACAATCATAAAGACAGCAGCATCAACATATACTGTTCTAGCATCACAAAATAAGTTTGCCTAATTAATATTTAAAAGGAGAATCGTGAGTCCATTATTTCGTAGCCCAAGTGGTATAGGTGTAGCATTACAATATATTGCACCAACACCTCCACCTGTGGTCCCACCTGTGGTCCCACCCGTAGTTCCTCCTGTCGTACCTCCAGTGGTTCCACCAGTTGTGCCACCAGTTGTGCCTCCTGTTGTGCCACCTGTTGTGCCACCTGTTGTACCTCCTGTTGT